GGCTTCGGGTTCGCCGTTACGTCCGCGATCGCTGCGAGTAGATTCGCCTCGATCGTCGCCAGTGCTTCGCTTGCTGCGCTCATCGTCGCTCCCCTCGGGAACGCGGATCAAGCGTTCGCGGCTTCTGTCACTTCCTGAATCACGGGCAGGTGGCTTGTCGCCGTCGCGCCGATCAAAGCCAGATACGCGGGCAATGCCTCGTCCCGGCTCGCACATTCGACGACGCCCGGCTTGCAATGCGGAAGCGACACCGAGAACTTGAGCAGTTTCGGGGCGGGGGCAATGTCCGCTGTCGGCGCTTCCGCCGAAGCTTCCACCCGTTCGCTCGCGTCCGCCTGATTCGCTCTTGATCGTGCCATTGCTGATTCTCCGAAAACACCGGGCGCGATCTTTCAACCGCGCCCGCGTGAGGAAGGAACTTGTTCGATTAGGTGCCCTTGTACATGTACCGGGGTTCCCGAACCGTGGCTGAACCACGCTCGGTCGCGGCGTACTGAAGGTCAACCTCCCGCTTCGCGTCCGGCCCGATCGGGCGAACCTGAAGCGCCCAGTTCTCGCGGTACTGGAACGCACGGCGAGACTCGCCGCAGTACCAATACTTCGCGGCATCGGAGGCCGACACGCTGGCATCGGTCAGGAGCTTGAGAATCCACGGGCTGGTGAACACACGACCCGAGTACCGGGCCGCGTAGGGGTTCGCCTGGGTGAGAATGTTCGCGCCCGAAGACGACCGAACCTCGATCGTCGGGGACGAGGCAACGCGGGAAGCGGTCAGGGCCTTCGCCGTCGGCACGATGATCGTGTCGGGCATGACCATGATCGGCTTGGAGCTGACGGGGTTCCGCATGTTGGACAGAACGATTTCCGCCGCTTCGAGATTCGAGTGGTCAACCAGCTCGTTCGTGCCGGTGTTCGTCCACTGAGTCGTCTGGTAGGTGTTGTACGATGTGCCGTTGAACTTGTAGGTGTTCGTGATTCCCAAGACCATCTTGAGGATCTTGACTTCCTTCTGTTCGCCGATGAGTTCGCCGACCATGCTGGCCTGCTCAACGACCTTCCCGCCCTGATCGGCGAGGATCATTTCGCGGCTGACGCCAACGATCGCACCCTTCTTCGTGGTGTCCGGGGTATCGACGTACTGCTCGCCGAATCCGACCGTGGGGATTTCCTCGGCCTCGCCGACATCCGCGTCAGTCGCGTTGAAGTCGCCGGGGAACGAGATGCGATCGAAGCGGTTGGGGGTCTGAACGACCGACACCAACTGATCGCCGATGAATCCGGGGCGACGGTAGCCGCTTTCCATCGACGCAACGATGATTCCGCCGATCGAGTTGGCGAAGGCTCGCATGTTCACCGGGTCGCCGGCTTCGACGAGCTGCACCAGTCCGCCACGGGTCTGGCCCCACGAGCGCACCACGTCTTCGCCAAGGAATCCCTCGGCCAGCGTGCGGATGCTGACTTGGCCGACGGGGATGGTCTTGGCGGCAACGGCCTCGCAGAACTTCTGCGAGACAACGGCAGCGCCCTCGGACTCACAGAGGCTCTTGATTCTTTCGCGGCTGAACATGCTTCGATCTCCGGGGCGGTCAGGCCCTTTGCGTGTGTGCTGTGTGGCGGATCAGACGTGAGCGACGATCGCGCTGCGGATGCGGACGTAGACGTTTGTGCTGTGCTGTTTGGTGACGCGCCCGATCGCCATGGTCGAAGGGGTTGCGACGGTGGCAACGCCGGTCGAGATCAGGTTGTTACCCGACGCCTTGGCGATGCCGACGGGTCCGCCGACGTTGGGCGTTCCGGTCGTGATCGGGAACTCAAACTCGCCATCGGTCGCGACGAGAACGCGCTGCGTGGCGATGCCGTCTTCAAGCGCGATGCCAAGGAACTTGCCCTTGGCGGCAGCCTGAGTCGTGGCAAGATCGGTGTCCCACGTCTCGGACGCTGCCGGGTACGGATACCCGGACGAGTTCTGGAGAACGATGTCGCCCTTCGCGATGACAACGCCGGTCTGGATGACGCCGCTCGTTACGGGATTCGTGGAACCGGCGCGATGATTGTGAACTGGCATGTTGCGATCCCCTGCTCATGCGGCGAAATGCCGCGTGTGTTTCGTGTGATTCAGAAGCCGAACGCCTTCGCGGTTTCCTTCGCGTCGGACTCGATGAGTGACTTGGTGCCGTCGCTGACCTTGGACTCGCTGACGGCCTGAACGGTGGAAGCGGGGCGAGTGCCGGGGCCAGCGGCCTTGGCGATTGCCTTGCGGTCCTCGACAAGCGCGTCGATCGCGGCAGCGTCTTTGGCTTCGACCAGGCTGGCGCGGAAAAGGTCGGTCACGAGATACGCGGGCAGTTTGGCTGCGGCGATCTTCGACTCGACAAGAGACGCACGCTCGGCCTTTGCAGCCTTCGCGTTCGCGGTGTCGAGTGCGGACGTTGCCTCGGCCAGCTTCGTCTTCAGCGTCTCAACTTCGCTCGTCTCGGAGAGTTCGGCCTTGATCTCTTTGGTCATGGCTTCGACAAGCGCGGGGTTCTCGATGCGTGCTTCGGCGAGGTTCATCTTCTTGGCTCCGGGTTCGGTCGGTGATTCCGACTCGTAAAGGCTCTTGTTTGTCGCGGGATCGCTGACGAGATCGACCGAGCGCACTTCGAGAATGTCGGTCACGATTTCGCGGCCCGCGCTGCGAGTGACTTTGCCTTCGGCCATGTGGCTCATGCCCAGCGTGTCTGGCAACTTGTCGGCGGCTTCGGCGATCTGCTCGGCCAATGCGTGCTTGCGGTTGTACCGAATGTCACCAACGATCGCCCGCTGCGCCTCGTCAAACTTCGCGTTCTCGATGCGACCAAAGCGGCTCTTGAGATCGCGCGGTGCTTTGCCGTGGTCGATGTTGACCGGTCGGCCTTCGTACAGCGGAACGGCCCGGCGCATACCGGCGAGGTCATACGTCCGGCCCTTGCTCTCTGCCTTCTCGCCAAGCAAGCGCACGCCACGGATGATGCCGTTTTCACGGTCAACCGACGCGGGCTTGATGAGCGCAGATTCGATGAGCGTTGTGGCCACGCTCTAAGTTCGTTTGAGCGTTGGCGAATCCGCGCGTGTTAGGCTCGCGCCGCCTTCTCCGCATCCGTGAAACTCGCACCACGCGCCCGGGCTTCCCAGTAGTTGCGGGTCTTCATGTCCGCAAGGCTGCCGGGGTGATTGACGATCTTTTCCATCCGCTTCGCGCCCGCCTGTGTCGCGAGTTGCTTTGGCGACATTCGGAACAGGGCCTGCTTGACCAGCCCACCTTTCACGTCGTCTGTCGTCTGGATCACTGCGCGGAGGACGTAGAGCGGCGCCTTTGACGGGGACAGGCCCCGCAGATTCGGTGTGGCGGTGACTGTTTTCGATTCGGCGTTGCGCGTTCCCGTCACGTTCGCATCCCGCACCTGCGCACGGTTCAACGCCTCGAGCGGCACGCCAAGCGGTTCGCCGTCTGGCCCTTCACGCGCGAGCAATCGCCCGAGCAGGCTGGCTTCGGGAACGTCCGGCTGAATGATCGGCGACTCGTCAGCAATCGCAGTGGGGGCATCCTTCGGTGGGCTTGCCGCTGCCCGCGCCCGAATCGCTTCCGGCTCGGCCGCTCGCAACTGCTCCGGGCTGCTCATGTACCCGTTCTGATCGACGACGTGCGCCCAGCGGGGTTTGCTGTCGATCTTTCCATCCAGCGCCGCCCAGCGATCGGGACCGAGAACCGCCCGCTGCCGCGCCGGGCTTTGAGCATCGAACCATGCGGACCACGTTTCCAAGTCCTGAACCGTCCCGTTCACCACGGTCAGGTTCCCGGCGGGCCTGCCGCCGACATCGGCTTTCACCAGATCAGCCTCGTCGCGCAGAACCGGCGAAGTGAAACACCGGCAATTCGGCTCGTCTGGAACCATCGGCGCGGCATCGACGGGATAGACCTGCCCGTTTCGTTCCGCGTGCTCGGGGCGGGTGCGATCATCGAGCGTGGCCCAGACCTGAATCCCGACGATCAGATCGCCAACCTGTGCGTAGGTTTCCCGCTGGGCTTCTTCGGAAATGCGGAGCGTTTCGGTGCGAGCGATCCGCTGCGCCGACGCCTTCAGGTTCCCGACCGCTGGCTGTATCGCCCTGCGAATCTGATCGGGTGTCGCGCCCTCTGAATACATCCGCGTGAGCGTGTTCCGAAGATCATCCTTGTCCGCGATCTTGCGGCTCAGCGCCTCGAACCGATCGCGCCAAGTGCGGTCCTGCCCCTGAAACCAGCCGGGATTCTCAACCCATGCCGTTACCTTCTCTTCGCTCGGGGCCTTGAAGACCTTGACCTTCTCGCCCTCGAAGTCGAAGCGGCCGGGGTTGGCCTTTGCAATGTCGTCGTCGTCTTCGCGCAGGCTGGTGAACTTCGCGAGCCGCGCCCGCTGCGCCGGGGTCAGCACCGTCCAGACTTCGGTCGATCTCGCCCACGCCCATCGCGCGTGATCGCGGAACGCACGATCCATGACCTTCGGCAACTCGCGGGCGAATGCGTCGATCAGGCTGGCGGGGCTTGTCTTCCCGTCGTCGATCTGTTTCGACACCTTCGCCCAGACCTGATCGGCCAAGCGCCCGATCATGGCAACCATCGCTCTGGCGCGTTCAACGGTCAGAGCGTGCCGAATGTGGTTCCGGCTCGCGATCTCTTTCGATTGGCGTGCGGCGTTCACCGTTCACCTCACTGCGCGGGGGGAGTGGGAGTGTTCGGATCGGTGGGCGAACCTCCTCCGAGAAGGATGTCGTCTTCCCGTGCCCGGTTCGCACGCTCGCGCTCGGGGTCATATCCGGCCTTTTCGCCCCACGTCTCGGCCGACGAAACGCCGTTGCGGAAATGAATCTCCGAAACCTGCGCCTCTTCAAGCGTTTCGCCCTGCCCGGTGCCCGGGGGAACAGCGGTGATCCGCACCCGCGCCAGTTGCTCGGGCGAGAACTGCCCATTGAGTCCGAAGCGGACCATGATGTCACGGAACCGGCGCGAGTACGCGGCCTGCTTCCGGTTGACCATGTAGCCCGTCGGCCCTTCGCTGACTTCGGCGTTGCTGTACTTCGCATCGAGGCGGCTCGTCAGCATCCAGTCGGGGAGCACGAGCGCCGACGCCGCAGCCCGCAGATTCGCTTGCACGGCCTCAACCATCTTCGCGACATCGACAGCCGTGGCGGGAAACTCGTATTTCGTTTTCTGGCTGGCGTCGATGCCCGTGCCCGGCTTGATCGTCTGCTGATCGACCGTCTGCCCATTGGACTTCGTGCGTGTCGCCTCGGCCTTGCCAGCAAGGAACGCGCCGACCACTCCCGGCGTGGCGTCGTGGTAGCGAATCCACGGAACCGAACTCTGAATCGTCGCCGTCCGCGTGACAGCCTCGAGCGCCTTGACCGCATCGACCAGGTGCCTTCGCGGGGTCCACAGCGTTGATATGCCGCGCGGCACGTTGCTATCGACGTTCGCCTTCTCGTGAATCACGCTCTCGGGTTCGTAGCGATCGCCGCCGATCCAGTAGCCGTGAATCGTTGAGGCGTCTTCGTTGTCGAAGTCGATCCCGAAGTGGTACGCCCCGACCGGATCGCCCTTGCCCTTGAGCGGATCGCGCAACTCGCCCGGCTCGCGGAACCGCAGGGCCGTCGTCCCGCCCTCTGGCTCGTATGCAACGACGATCGCCTCGCCGTCGCGTTCGC